AGAAGATAGCCTTGGCCTCGGCCATGATGCCCCATTCAAAGTCAATAGGAATGTCGAGCGCCGTACCGTCCGTAGATGGAACGGTTAGGCGGCGGTAGTACTTGGCCTCTAGTGAGAAGCGGCTAGACGGCGTTGGAAGAAGGCGCATCTTGCCCGCAGCCCCCATTGGGTGCGGGTCGTAGAATAGCGGCGCGTCCACACCAACCTGCGATGTATTTAGTCGATCATGCAGGCGTGAATCAACCGGGTAGATAATGCGGTTGTTGGTGTGGTCCTTCACGTTGTAGAAGAACTTGAAGTCGCTAGGCGCTGCGTAGTCCCGGCGGTAGAACGTGAGCGTCACGGTCCCTGATGCCGTTGCCGGGACACTCATCACAAGCTGGTTGGGAGTTGATCCTGTGTCCACCGATACGACGAAGGCCCCCGACTGAATCCCAGTTCCCACAATAAGATCGCCTGCTGCTACAGTGCTTAAGCTAGCACATGTTACGCCCGGTCCCTCAGCCGTTGTAGTGCAGGAGTCAACGGTGAACGGGGCGACCGTCTGAAATCCATAAGACGCTCTGGTGAAATTCCAGTGGCGCTTGTTGTTCCAAGTCTCAAAGGCAGCTTCGAGAGCATCGCCCGCCTTGGTCAGCATGTCGGTGTCGTTCTCGGCGCTAGCTGCTCTCGCTATCTTTGTCTTCGCCTGCGCGAACGTCAGGCTGCTCTGCTGAAACAGGGCCATCTTCTATCTCGCATGTCTCGCGCTTGTTCGCGCGCACTTCTTCAAAGAATTCAAATAGTTTCGGTGCTTGCTTAAACGCATCCCGGTTCTCATGAACCCAGTCCTTGGCGTTAGCCGCAAGTTCTCTGCGGTACTTCTCGTCCTCGATGAGTTGAGAAAGACGCTCTTCAAACTCTTCGGGAGTATCAAAGAGCAGCCCGGTCTTGCCGTGCTCAATCTCGTCTTGGTACGCACCGGCCCTTTGAGCAAGCGTGACCGCCGGATCGTGGAGCAGCGATGCCTCGTACCACTTAATTGCGCTGCGGCTGTTGTTGAAGACGGTGGGCAGTAGCGGGCAAATACTGATGTCCGGCCCGATGGTCACCAGCCGCAGATGGTACTTGTCGTACTTCATCCACGGGATTTGCTCAAGCTGCTCTTTGGGAATGCCAGCCAGTACATCGCCGTAGACATCGCCCCAGAATACCAGCTTGGCCTCTGGATGCTTCTTGAGCACGCGCTTGAGTGAGCCGCTGATGTTGTAGATGTCTTCGTAGTGGGTGTTTGACCCCTGCCACATAATACGGACTTCTTTGTGTGGGGCCAGCGCCACGTCTTGGTAGTCATCGAAGCGAACGGTGTTGGGATTAATGAAGGTCTTCATGTCCTTCCCCATCTCGCGCTCGATATACTCCTTGGTGCGTGGCGTACTGCACGTCATGATCCCAGCATCCTTACACAGCGAGCGGTAGTCCTCCAGCTTCGTGATGTTGTCGCGGATGCTGAACCCGTCGTGGCCGTCTTTCCACAGCATCGCGGGCTTGCCGTCGTGTGTTTCGATGTTGACTGTCGTGCCCGGACGGAGCGGGGCACCGTTCTGATCGCGGATTCCCAGCGTGCGGAACGCCCAGTTCCACGGCGAGACGTTGAAGAGATCGTCGTCCGAATCCACGATGTAGTTGGCTGGGACCCACAACTTCCCTTTCTCGTCGTGGAAACCGGCCATCTTCTTTACTGAGTTGATGTTGAACCGCATCATTGGGTCCGTGGCTTGATAGAGCCACACGATGTCCGACCACACCATCCCCTGAGCACGCCGTTCTGGCGGAACATTTGGGGAGGTGTCGTCAATCAGAATCTCTACAGGAAGCCCTAGGTCCTCCATAGTTCGGAGGGGAATGAGCATTCTGTAGTAGTATGATGCGTGTACATCCTCTGGAATAAATGCGTAGATAACCACAGCGCCTCCTACCGGATGTTCTTGTTGGCTGGATAGTACCGGTAGCCCGGATGTCTATTCAGCCAAGCCATGAACTCTTTCTTTCCTTCTATGGTTGCAAACCACTCTGGGTGGAGATTGGCGATGGCGTAGTAAACCTCCATCGGGAGGCTCGCTAGCGCCATTCCAACCTTCCATGCGTCGGGAAAGTACTGGTGAAACGCACCTTGGTACATTAGTTCTTCAGCGATGTTCTGGGTGTCTTTGAGCGCGTTCAACTGCTCTTTGACATCTGGGTTACGTTCCGCCAGTCGCCTCTCATCGGTGAGATAGTCAATGACCTTCTCACCAGTTCTAACGTAGATCATTAGAATGATCCCATCCCGGGGTAAGGGTTAGATGCACTGAATGGAACCTCGTTGGGTGTTGCGGGCGCACCCGGCCCTTCTGGGCCTGATGCAGCGGGGGCGCTCGGGGCCACATCATACGAGAGGTATTCACCATAGGTAAGTCCCGTTCCTTGAAGTGGGTCTTTTCCTGTGCGGACCATTTCGACTACAACAGCGCCTAGTGTCTCGTTGTTGCCCGAAATGTCCTGCCCTTCAAGCGTGTACGGGATTACCATATCATTTTGCTTTGGCATAGCAACTCCATGAGGCGGGGGAGGCTATCCCTCCCCCACCCCGGTTGGATTAGGTCGTCAGACCGGTGATGAATCCGTGCGCTGACGCGTGCAGGTTGATGAAGCCAAGCTCGGTTACGACGTAACCGCGCGTGCTGTCACCCTGCTTGCTGAGAGGCACATGCTTCATTGGTCGGAAGATACCGACCTTCATGCGTGCAGACTCAAGAAGAGCCGCACACTGATTGTCACCAGTTGCCGAACTTTGAGGAATGAACTTGTCCGGCACAACAACCAGTGTTCCGTGGTTCCCCTCGAACACAGTGACGTTAGCGACGAGTCGCTTGTCACTTGCGGCAAGGTTAAACATACGGTTAATGCCGGTTGCCTGTGCCACGGAGGTGAAGTCAGACTTCACTCCAAGTGAGCAGTAGAGCTTGTCTGGGTTGCCACCCCGAAGGACGACAGCCTCAAACGTATCTTCTACGCTTGCGAGTGAGATCGCTCCATTCTGCGCCGTTTGGACAGGGATTCCCCATGCAGTTGCACGAAGTGACGCGGTGATACGCGTTGTACCTTCGGCACCAGTGGTGCGCTCGAATCCTGCGTTCACCCATGCACGAGACTCGATGTTACGCGCTACTTCTCGCATTGCGAGCATCACTTGGTAAGGATACTCGCCAGAGATTCCATATGGGCTTGCGGCGATCTGAGTGTCAGATACGTCAAGACCCACAGTGAAAATCTGGGTGTTGTTCTGTCTGCGGACACGGTTGGTACGAGCAGCGGCGGTGATGATTTCACCTTCGCCTGTTCCACCGGTCGCAGCAGCAGCGAGAGTGTCAGTCAGCCACTCGAAAGTGACCAGACCAACATTTACCTTTGGGGCCGATGAGTAGAACGGCGTATCCCACGGCACAATGTTCTGAATCGTCTCGAAGACCGATTCCTTGTTGGCCGATCCTGCTACAGCGCCGACATCATAGGCACTGAACAGATTTGCTGGAATAGCCATTGTTTATCCTTTTTCAACTAGCCGGACGGTACATCAGGATGGATACCCGCGAGGGCCACTGCGGCTAGTGCGCGTTCATCACCATCGCGTTCGAATCTGGCTCGTGCCGCTTGGAGCCTGTTGAGATACGAGTCCGAAACCTGACGGGAACCAACCGTGTTACCGGCCAGTGCCGCCGTCGCTCTCGCCATCGCCTGCTCCTGCCCACTTGCGTCGGTTGGAACGGCTGCTGAACGAGAGAAGTTCAGGTACGCGTACTCTAGGGCTGCGTCTTCGAGACCAGCATTCATCATCCTAGTGTACTTCTCATTCACGTCTGGATTAGCTGACAGGAAGTTATTGAGATCACGCTCGGCCTTTTCGTAGTCGGCGTACTTCTCAAGCATTTGACTCCGTGCCTGCGCCCCACGGGCGAGAGGCTCAAACGTCTCACGCACAATGTTTTGTGCTTCTTCCCTAATGAGATTAGCTAGAGCATCAACCGGGATTGCGGCTTCGCTGAGTTCCTCAAGATACTTCTTTCGCGTATCCATACGCTCGGCGGGGTTGACCCTTTCCTGCTTGGATGCCGCGATCTCTCGTAGGAGTTTGTTTTCCTCAGCGAGTCTCTTTGCTTCCTGTGCGCTATTCCAATATCCCCTTTCGAATTCTTCTACGGTGGTGTACTTACCCGCGAATTTTCGAGGTGGCGCTGTTGAAGCCTCGGTTGGCGTTGCTTCGTTAGCCGGGGTTTGGGTCTGCTCAGCCGGAATTTCCGGGCTGGCGCTGTCTGCCACTACCTGCTGTTGCAGGTCTGGATGCTGGAAGTTGATTCCTGCATCAATAACGTCTTCCATTGTGAGTCTCCGTGGTTGTCACGTTACTCTGTGAACTCAGCCTCCATTGGGCTGCCGACTGCATCGGGCTCGGCGGGCGGGCCTTCTTTGTCGGCTTTCTCTTCTGCGAAGTGGCGGTTGACGCGCTGTTCGAAGTCGAGAACCCAGCGAAGGGCTGCAATATGTCCGCGTAGTGCATCGTCTGATACATTAGGCGGGCGGGCAACTGAGGCGAGTTGTAGCATCGCCCCGTCCATCCTCTCCTTGATTTCGCGCTTGATGGCGTTCCATCCGTCGGAGAGTATTAACTCATGAATCTGTCCTGCGTCTTTCATTTATCCTCCTAGAACCGGCTCCCCACCTAGGCCCAGGGATTCAGGTGTGAGTGGCGGTTGCATACCGCCAATTCCTCCCTCGCCCTCTGCCCCGGCCATCATTCCTAGGTTGGTTGGCTGGGTCATCAGCAGTTCGTCCACGTTCTTCATCTCGAACACTTCGAGAAGCTGGCGGATATAGCCAACCCAGTTGATTAGCTGTACTGCCGGTTGAATTCCCATCAGAACTTGCGTCACCGCTAGAATGTCCTGACGGCGTGCGGCCCGGCTGAGCATGTGAAGTGGGCCTTCCGCGCGAGCGCGATAGTCCATGTTCACATCTTCGTTGCTGATTACCGCCGGTTCTGGCGGGAGGGCGAACCCAGTGATTGGGTTGACCGTCGCTCCCGACCCGAGAATCTTCACCGTGTGCGGCAGCTTGAGGAACTGGCGGTTGAGTGCGCGGAAGTAGTTGGCCAGCGGCTCAACGAATCCCTCGCCCGCGAGCATCACCTCAAGCATGAGGCGGTTGACCACGCCCTCGACGCGGCCTTGGAATCCGGTCGCGGTCTCGCGGCTCTGGCCGCGCCCACCCATGATCGTGTCTTCGATGATCCCGGTGGCCTGCTGAGACCAGCGCCATAGCTGCTCGATCTCAGTGTACGCACCCTGAACACCGCGAAGGTCTGGGATGATTGGGCGTAGGTGGTTGTCGCTTACATCGGGGCTGTCAGCCGTGAAGATGCGCCCCGGACGCATGAAGAGGTTCTGCTTGTCCAGCCCTGCCTGCGCCGATGCAATGAACGCTGGGTCCACGAACATCTCGTACACATCTAGCTTCTGAGAGGCTAGCCGGTTCGCTGCCATGTTCAGCTTGGCGATAGGCTCGATCTTCCCGATACCGAAGAGGTAGTGCGGGTCACGCATTGGGCTGTATGAGATGAACGGCTTCTTCTTGATGAAGAATGGGAATGGGCGGTTGCGGAGAAGCACACGCCCGTTCGCCACACTGATAACGCGGTTCACCACGCCATCCGATGCGAACTCGTTGGGAACGATGCCCCAGTACTCGATGACCTCGACCGGCTTGGCGAACTTCTCTTCGCGGCGGGCCATGTAGTCCTGCATCGAGCGGTAGTAGCTGTGGCGCTCGGCAATGATGCTCTCGGTCTCGCCCGGCTCTGGGTTCGCACGCAGCGCCCGGATGCCAGACATGTCGTACATCCCTAGTTCCGCGCGGCGCTCTAGTTCATCGAGGTCTAGGGTGTAGCGGTAGATGAACCACGCCATGTCGTCAATGTGCGCGATGCCCGGCTGTGGGAAGCAGTCGAGAATATCAAGCACTTCCCAGTCTGGGCCGTCGAACGTGACGAGCGGCTTACGGACGATCTCTTCGCCGCCGAGAATGCGGTTGGGCTGGCGGTATGCCTCAAGCTCCACCTTCGTGGTCCAACCGACCTTGCAGAACGCGGTCCCGTAGATGTCAGCGGAGGTGAAGAAGTCCACCGCCTTCGTGAAGGAGTTGCAGTCCTTCATCTGCGCTGAGATCAGGATTTCGTTCCGGCGAGCGTTCCCGCTGTCCTCAGGGGCATAGCCAGCGAAGGATACAACGGGCCACGCTCCGAAGAGACTCTGGGCCTTACGCGACACGTCCGACTCAAGGATCGAGAGCGCGAAGGGGACATGGATGTTGTTGCGGTGAGAGCGGTCGCGGCTGACTCCACGGAAGAGATCGTAGTACCGCTTTGACTTCTCGTAAAATGCCTGATGGTAGTCGGCGCTGTGCTTGTATCGCGCCATCACAACATCAATGATCTGGTCGTCTGACGCGGCACCAACTCGTGGTTGTGCGCCTGTTGGGTTAGTCGCCATCTAGTGCTCCCCAATCTCTTCCTATATTTCGGACTGGGCCGATGAGGCCCATCTGCATATCCCGCTGTTTCCTTGAGAAGAGCTTCCGTGCAGTATCGGCTGAGCCCTCGGAAGCCGCTGTGGCAAAGTGTGGGTGCCACTGGTGGAGTACGGGAACGTCTGTCCAGATTGGTTTGAGGTGAAGGCCGTTGATTAGTCGGTCCGCAAGGTCGTCATCATCGAAAGCCGGGTACGGAGTGAAGTCCTCGTCAAAGCCGTTGATTTCTAGTAGGTGCTTCCTACGCAACGCACCACAAAAGGAGATTGGTCGTTTGCTCTGTTTATCAGATACATACACTACTAGGTCGTCGGAATCTTCATAGGTCTGTGCGTATGCTTCCGCAAAGGCCCACGCCATTTCGTCCTCACGCGGGTAGGCGGTCAGGCGCTCCAGCGTGTCCATCTCCATGTGTTTGACTTCCGCGCAGTTCAGTACGATGATGTCGCCTGTTGCAGCACGAATCCCCGCATTCACGGTGCGGGCCGGATTCAACCAGCCTTTCGGCTTCTTACGGTCCATACGGAGATAGCGCACCGGGTACGCTTTGGCCAGCGGTGTTTCATCGGTGCTGCCGTCGTCCACCACGATGATCTCGGCTGGAAAGTTCTGGCAGAGGATGGACTCAAGTGTCTTCTTGAGTAGTGGCCACCGATTGTATGTATAGAGCACCACAGACGTACTAAGCTGGGTCATCTGGGTACTCTAATAGCTGAAGGGGAGTTCCATCTGGTCCAACAAGCGTCCCGAACTTGACGATGTGGTTGTAGAGCTTTCGGGTGAGGTACACATCGTGGAGGTTATAATCAAACAACTCTCCGAACCGTCCCTCTGCGTAGAGACGCGGAGCGCTAGCACCGTTCTTGATCTTTCCTTCGCCGATGGTGCGCTCGCAGATTTGCCCAAGCCGCCACCCCTTCTCGCGCTTTCCTAGCGCCGTCCAGACAGCTTGGAGTATATCAAATTGAACAGGTACGATACTTTGTCCTGTGCAGCCTGAAAAGCACGGTGCATCGAATTCCACGCTATTGAAGCCCACGATGAGATCCGCCGAGTTAAGGTGTTGTCCGCATGAGTCAAGCGTATGATAATCATATAGATGATAACGCTCAGTACTAGAGTCAAAAAGAACCACCGAAGATATACCATTTTCCCCTCTTTTCGCTGCTTCCCAATCGTTATCCTTGATCGGCTTTTCTATTTCCAGGTCCCAGACGATGATGTGCATAGTCCTCCAAAAACTAGGGCACGGTGAGCGCGACCCACCCGGTTAGTCGGTTCGGGGAGGCACCGAACGAGCCCTAGATTGGTTCATACGGCAACTCTTCTGCCTCGCGATTTTGCTTATCATACAGTTCCAATAGCTGCTTTCCGGTGATCTGCCCCGGCTTCAGCCAGTCATCGCCAACGTATCGCATCTCTGCTGAAGCGCTACGGTTGCCGATACGCCGCATTGGAACGTATACATCCTTGTGGAAGACATCGGCCGCTGCGTCCGCCCAGTCGTCGTGCGCCCCCGTGCCGATGGTAATCATCTGCTTCACGAGATTGTCTACGCCCGGGGCTCCATCAATGAGCTTGCAGTGCCCATCCACCCAATAGCCTGCGGCATTGGTGATTCTCTGAATCTTCGCCTTCCCCGCGCGGCGCAGAAGTAGAAACGCTGGCATCGCGAGGTTGTGGTCGTGGAAGCCGTTACGGAGCAGAGTCTCCCATGCTCCCGTCTTCCCGCCCATGTCGGCTTCGTCAGTTATTAGCGCCACTCTCCGGCGAGTCGCCCGGAGTCGCTGGACTATTGAGACGAGTTTCTCTACAAAGTCCTCGCTGCGCCAATTTCTGCTGCCGTAGCCTTCGATATAGTAAACATCCCCCGTGCCCGGGAGATGGCCAAAGACGACGATAACCGATTCGTCGCCCCGCGCCTGTCGTTCTTGATACCAGAATGCGGTGTCGCAATGGATGGTGTACTTCAGTGCCGCAAACGGTACTGTCTCCTTGGGAACCCATAGGTCACGCACCTGATTCATTGTGAGTGGGTTGTATTCGCTACTTGATGGGTCGTTCATGATCTGTGCGGCGTACTTAAGCGGACTCTTCGCCTCTTCCTCCTTGAGCCGCCATTCCGGCCACTGTTCTGGGAACACTGGCGTTCCGTTTGCATCGCGGCCTTGGAGGAAGTAGACCTCCCACTTCCCATCGGGGCGAATCACGTCTTGGTAGTGGTCGGGGAACGGCATTCCGTCCACCGACTTCACGCCCAGCTTTTGGAAGAAGTTCCCGTAGTGGTCGCCGTCTCCGTATCGGGTGCCCGGCCAGATCATCAGCCCGTTGGCCTTGAGAACTGGGCCGAGTGCATCGACGTGAGCGTTCACCGCGTCGAACCAGCCGGAGTCCTTCTCCAGCCGGTCGTAAGATGTCGGATCATCGAAGTCGAGTACGTCAACGTGGCAGCCGGTGAGGCCGGTAATCACGCCCCACGTCCCGAAAGACGGCTCCTTGATCGTGGTGTCCTTCCGCGCCGCGTGGAAAACCTCTCCAGATGCGTAGCGGCGGTCCTTCGCTTCCCAACTTCCGTAGAGCCAAGTGAAACGGCCGTATCCAGACCCCCGGAGCGTCTCCTTGACCGGGAGGAACCACATTTCGGCCTGCGCTAGCGTCTCGCTGCCGATGTAGGTGCTGAGATCGGGGTCCTGAAGGTGCAACCACGCGAGAAATGCGCCGATGATGCTCGTTTTCCAGAACTCGCGCGGGACAAGGAGGGCGATGTACATGCTGATCGGCGGTCTATTGCGGCGTGCCGCCAGCCATTTCTCGCCTTTCGCCTGAAGCCAGTCGCAAATGGGCTTGTGGACGCGCGGAGTGAAGGTGGTGATCTTCTCGTTGTGGTCAACGCCCCACGCATCGCGGAAAAACCACCAAAAACTCTTGCGCCCGATGTCCGCCCACAGCGATCTTTCGGCTTCTAGGTCCCATTTCATTGTTTTTCCGGCGATTCCTCGGGAATTTCGGTGAGATAAGTGACTTTTCGCACCCATCCACGCGGAATCGTGTTGGAATACGAGACGGTATTGTCGCCGTGGCAGCGGGAAATCGCCAAAACGACCTCTTTTCGGTCGCTTCGGACGAGAAATCCTATGTCCTCACGCTCCATCAGCTTCCCAAAGGCGCTTGTATCGTCCTTCAGGTCCACTTCGTGGCTGGATTCAAGGACAGAATCAATCCACGTCACTATTACTTTCGGGAGTTCGTGGGTGTTCTTGATCGGTTTCTTGCGGAAGTTCAACATTTGCCTCCGAAAATGCCAGTGCAAAAGCTCGTTCGGCTATTTCGCGCCCCACGGCGGTGCAAAGGCGAGCTAGGCGTGCTGTTCGTTCGTCGTCCGTGAGTGGTATGCCGGGGCCTACGCCCGATCCCTTGGCGCGTCCAAGCTCTTCGAGGGCCTTCATCGCCGCGATAGCGACTGCATCGGGGCCATGCCGACCGATTACCGACAGCTTCCGGAGTCGTTCTGCCTCCGACATGACGGGCGAGTTCACGATCTCGTCCACGTCCTTCTGGACCCAGACGGTGTGCTTCTCATCCGCGCCCAGCGGGCTGCGGGCCACAGGGAGCGGTGCGGTCGTGCGGTTCCGGTGCTTGACGTGAACCGCTGGGGGGAGCTTCCCTTCGGCCCGGAGTCGGGCGGTCGTGCGGTAGATCGAGTTGACTTTTATGCCAAATTTTCTTGAGAGATCGCGGGGTCTGAGGGGTGTCTGCGACACCGCGTTCTCTAAGATGATGGCACGCATGGATTTAGCTGCCATAAGCTGGACGCCTCCTAACGCTGGATATTATAACACATCTGGCCCCGGTTGTCAAGCATTTTTTGTGCAGAAATTTGCGTGGGCACTAGCAGTACGCGGGCCGCGCCAAGGGGGGGCACCGGGGCTTAACGATTGCAGGACAATAACTTAACGCGGTCTGGACGTGCGCTGGCACGGGCCTTGCTACGCGAGGCAAGAAACGCGCCAAGTCGTTGGCACGCTTCGTGCTACGCGCGTGCGTGCGGGAGGGCCTGGCACGGTCCTTGCTACACGCGCCCGCGCCCGATTCCACATACGCGCGGGATCGCATACTGCACACCCGTGCACTGTTGCAGACTTGCGACACTGTAGCAGGATCGCCACACTCGGCCTAACCCCTTGCGCCACAACGGTTTACCCCTCTTGCACACCCGTGCACTGTTGCAAGGCCGCTACACTGTTCGGCCTTTGTCAAGTCCCGATCGTTGCGCCACAACGGTTTACGCGGTTTGGCCGATCGGCACGCGGCTTGCGAAGCGCATCGGCGGCGGCGCGGATCGACCGCGCCACACTCCACACGGGAGGGTCCACATGCAGACAAGGCGCGGCAGCCGCCCGCAAGGGTACGCTCGCGCCGATTGGGGAGCGTTTGCATCGCACGCCCTGAATGTCCGACCGCGCAAGGCGAAGCGCCAGAAGCGCCAGCCTACAGTGCGAGACATCAATCGGGCAAACCGGGCGAACCTCGACGCGGAGTCTGCTCGCGTGCAAGCCGAACGGCGGCAACTATGGGCCGAGCAGCAAAAGGCACGCGCGACGGTACGGGCCGAGCGAGCGATGCGGCAATCCCGAAAGCAGGCCGAAGCAGACCGGGCGCTTGCAGCCTTCGAGCGTGCGATTGCCGAGAAGGTCCGTAAACATCGGCTTGCCAAAGTTGGCGCACTAGGCTTCGGAGGGTAGGGGAGGGGAAATCCCTCCCCCATCCTGACCGGGGCATCATCCAAGGCACGATGCCAGAGTGACCCTAACCAATGGTCCTCGCGAGACATGGTGCCCCGGTCAGGCTGGCAATCCCGCCAGTCTAGCAGGGGAGGTTAGCCAGTGAGCGACCCACGGTTGCAGACTGGTGACCCTCTCTGGGATGCGATTGTGGAGAGGCATCTAGCGGCAGTCTCGCTCCTGATTCTTCTCCAACGCAAGGTAGCGCCGCCGGAGGTGTTGGCACAGGGTATCAGCAGACTCGGCGTAACCTTCGCGGAAATGGTCGCAGGCGTCATCCCAGCGAGGCAGGTCATCAGGGCGCGCAAGAGCGCCGAGAACTGAACGGGGGCCGCACATGCAAAAGGCTTGGAAGTCTAAGCCTTGGCGTGTGCGGCGTACCGACATCCGATGCCTCAAGGTAGAGGGACTGGAAACAGTCCGAATCGGAAACCGATACGCTCGCATCCCAAGGTACTGTGGAGCACCAGCGGTCGCAATCGAACATGACATACCAGTGTGCCGCACGCACACCGAGACATAGCGGCGGGGAACGGTCAGGGGCCAATGTCAGCACCTACGGCTCTCTGTGGGCACGAGGTCAGGACTAGTGCCGAGCACCGGGCCTATACGACGGGAGTGCAGTACGCGCCATGATCGCACGGTAGGCTCCCCGCCCAATGCTTGCTGGCATCGCGCCAGCAGGACACAAAGGGGGCACGATGAAACTCGTCGTCGCTCTCCACAAGTTCTTCGGTCTGCTCCCGGGGCAGAAGCTCGCGGACTTCAAAGCCGAGCTTACCGCCCTCACGGAGAAGGACCGGACCGAGCTTGCGGAGATGCTCACGCCCGAGATGGGCGAGACGGTCGAACCCTAGTCCCCACGGCGGGGATCGCCGGACCCTAAATCGAAGGAGACTCTACATGGCTGGTGAGGCACGCAAGCCGCATGGCGTCCTCATCGGTGAGAATCTCTATTTCTCGCATGACGGGAACATCGGACGCATTGAGTTCGACATGACCCATCGTGGGGGAAGGAGCGCGAGCGGCAAGACCGTCCGCGTCGGTTCCACCGAGGGGAACAAGCGGCTTCCTGAGTTCCCGGCTATCCGCGTGGGCTTCAATGCCTACGAGCAGCCGGAGTAGTCACTAGCTTCCGAGGCACGGCGGAACCGTGTCAACCTCGAACCGGCGTCCGACCGCTGGGGAGGCTCAGCGCCGGAAACGTCGTGACAACACCTTGACGAACCGCGCCGGATGCAGCGTGCATCTAAAGCGGCGCAACGGCCACAGCGTATGTGGCCCAACCCAAGCGACGGCTTAGCTGGGGAAGCCAGTGAACGCCTAGCAGAAGGGGCCGGGGACGTAGCGCCCGGTGTCTCCCGTGAGGGAGCGGGGTTCCACGCACCAAGCGGCATCGGTGCCCGTAGAGTCGGACCGACAGCCAAAAGCGTGTGGATATGAGTCGAGGGCTTAGCCTAACGCCGTCCAAAGCAGCCGCGCCGGAACGGGGAGGGGCTTGGCACCGCATCTCGGAGACGCACCGAGCGACCCAAGGGACAGCGTGTGGGATATGTGAAAGCGGAGTCCGTGCTAAACGGCACCGAGCTAGCCCCGTACCATCAGCGACGGCCAGCTACGGCCCGTAATGCCGAGCGCTCAGGCTCACGCGGCGGACACCGGCACAAAAGAGGCACGCCAGACCAAGGAATAGCCCACTAGGGATATAACGTGCAGGCCCCAGAGTTAGCGCATAGCCTGACCCGCAGGATGGCGACTGGGAGTCCGTTGAGGCACGGATCACTGTCAACGGTGGGTCGTAGCATGGTGCGAACAAAGAATCCAAGCCGAAGGGAGGTGAGAATCAATGCGCATCAATCTGCTCGCGTCCGAGACGCGCGGGAGCAATCCTACGTTCGGAGTCGAAGCGACGGTTGAGGCTGACGGTAACGGCAGCGTCTACTTGAGCCTGCCGCGCACCGCTGGCGTCATCTCCGGCGATTCGGCTATCGCACTGGCGCAGGCCATTTTGGAGACTGTCGGCTTCGCGCCGGAGGGGGCCTCGGCTGGGGTGCCTGCTGGCTGGCACCTCAAGAACACCGATACCGGATTCGTCCTGTGTGACGAGCACGGCGTCGTGCAGCGGACCTTCGTGCCTGAGGCACGCTGGGTGGCTGAGTAGCATCCGTGGGGAGGTGGTCGCCCTCCCCACACCATTCCCCAAGAAGGGAGGTGATATAGATTGGACGCTCCAGAAACCAACGTCCGAGTGGACTGCAACACCTCCAGCAAGATCAGCACCGCTCGCTCCGAGCACTACTGGGTGCTTGGCCCTGCCCGCGATGACGGTGTGATCGTCACTGATCCCGGGGGATACTACATCAACATGTCCCTCAGCGGGATGCAGGCGCTCATCAAGGCCATGCAACAGTGGGTCGAGTTCCAAGCGTGGAAGTTTCGTCCGACCGGCTGGAAGCTCACCAGCATCGGCACGGGCGAGGAACGGGTAGTGGAATCCGCCATGAGTGTTGCGCTCATCGGTGATTCCTTCTACCTCCGTGACGCGAAGGGCGAGCAGATTGGAGAGGCGCTCCCGGCTGCAACGTGGCGACTCTCTCCCATCATCCCCGCGCCCACGGCCTAGTACATCAACACCCAATCTCAAGCGAAAGGAGGTGAGACAATGGACTCAGCAGCCGACTTCAGGTGGAGTTTTGTCGCTCCGTGGAACGGGCACGGCAAGACCAATCCGCAGTTGAAGGATGAGGTGCTAGTAGCATCCTCTACCTTCAGTGTGGAAGATGTCTATGTCGCCGCCGGGTGTCAGAAGGGCTATCTGCACGCTACCACCGCCCTCCAGTTGGGGGCGATGCTAATGAGGGCAGCCGCCCGAGTGATGCCCCAGGTGGAGACAAGGCTTTCCATCAAGGTGATCGACCCGCGTGGGGGTGAGCATCTCTACGATGCGGTTGAGCTACGCTCCACAAGCGAGGGCTGGTCCGTGTTGGATGCGGACGGAGAGGTCATGACCGGGCCGCACTCGCACGCCGGTTATACCTTCTCGTTCGTCATCAATCCGCTGGTCGAAGAAGCGAAACGCCTCCAATCGCTATTGAAGGGAGGTGAAAACAAGTGAGCACTCTCAAGCAAGAGAATATCCGACTGCTCCAAGAGCGGCTGGACACTCTCGCAGAGAAAGCAGCCGAACTCGCCGAGTCCTTGGCTGTCTTCAGTGAAGCCATCTCCGATGCTCAAACGGAGCTTGGCATCGCCGAGGCAGATATGGTGCCGGAGCCAGATTGGGAACCGGACGAGGACGACTTCGACCCCGATGTCGAAGACTAGGCGCTATTTCATGGCGCTCTTTGGGCGGCGGCGCGTTCCGGTGCGCGTCCCCAAAGCCAAGATCAACGAGGCCATCGACACAGCAAGGGAGTGGTGGGAGGTTGAAGCTCCTACCGCCGAGCTTGCCCGTGCCCTCTGCCTTAAGTGGCCCAAGCTAGTCAAGGACGGGGACGCACGGATCACCAATCACTACCGCAACCGAGGGTAGCATGGACTTCAACGAGCTACCCAAAGAGAGGCAGGCGTTCCTCTTTGGTGTAGCAGAACAGCTATGGCGGGCAGCATGGAACGCCTCACAAGCAACAGGAGAGTGCCCGCCGTTGTCCTCTCTCTCCGTTCGCAACATCAAGCGCTGGATTGCAGCGGCGCTGGTGACCGAACGGCTCATGGCCCAAGAGAAGGACGATGCAGTCAGCCAACGGGCCATCATCAATCTCTGCATCGCCACGCTGCAAAAGTTGAGAGACACCCCAATCACAATCGAAGGGAGGTGAAACAATGGCATCGAAGTTCGAAGCGACCCAGATGGTAACCGCTGAACTGCCCGATACAATCGTGCAGATACTCACCATCCGTGCTCTCGTTGGGAAGTACGGCCCGCTCCGGCTAACGCAGGCTGAGCTACGGGAGGCCCTCCGCACGCCACTCGTTGCAACAAACGAAGATGGCGCACTCGTCCTGAGGGTGGAGCGCGTGCCCGATGATGAACTCGAATAAATGGGGGCGGCGCTGATCGTCCTTCTGATCGTTTATATCCTGTGGCACGCAGGACGAGACTCCGAGAGGGGGTGACACAGGACGCCACAGAAAGGAGGTGATACCGTGACTGCAAGACAGATGCTCGATAAGCTAGATGACTTCTTCGTGACCGCCGATGACATCGAGGCCCGGGCACTATGGGCTGTCTTAACGGCCCTCCGTGGCCCTGACTGGGTACGAGAGGGAGATACACACGCCCCAAAACTTGGGTCAACCAACATCATCCGGCGCAGGGCATTCCCCCAGTTGGCGAGGCAAGTTGACCGTCGGGCAAAAGGCGTTCCCGCCTCTTTCGATACGTTGGGGGAGGTGATCGACCCCGCCCACATCCAAGGCACACCCTCCCACTTCACGTTCCACATCTACGAGGCCGCTCATGCGTTGGACATCAAGTTCACGACCAACTCACCGAAACCCGTGCACTAGGGCGGCGCGTATATATACGCCCAAGCGCAGCGACCCGTTAGTGAAACACCACGTTTCACTACGGGGGTGTATATATATAGGGGGTAGTGAAACTCGTAAGTCGTTGCGGCACAACGAGTAGTGTTCGATTAGTGAAGTTAGCGCTAGTGAAACACTAAGTCGTGTGTTTGCAACGCTTTACGCCCGCGTTTCACTAGGCTGCGCTAGTGATTAGTGAAGTGAAACCTAGCGAAAGGAGGTGAAAACCATTGAAGAACACCCTCGTCAAGTACGATGACATGCTGGGCGTTGCCTGCTCCACTGGCGTGCGCCGATACCGTAAGCTCTTTGGGAAGGCTCCCACCTATCTTTTCCCGGGGCTGAAGGCGGTCGTCGCCCAAGGGATGACAAAGGACGGCACCTTGAAACCGTCCGCCAGAGACTCGATTGCGTGGGCCATCGAGATGTTCGGGGACGCGACCAAGAAGGACACTCTGAGACTAATCAAAACGATGCACACCGCTCCATACGAGTGGAATGACAAGGCGCTGGCCATAAGTGTCCGTGCCCAGCACAATGGGGGCGACCCGTATTATATCCATCTGATCGCCTTCCACGACCCGCTCCAAACGCTGAAGTTTTTTGGAATCCTTTAGCCGGTCGCCGCATCTAAAGGATCGTCGCGGGTATGGCGTAACGCTAGCGCCTCGGTCTTCCAAACCGAAGGTCTGGGTTGGAGTCCCAGTATCCGCTCCATCTTCAAGTGCCACAAGCACTTACACGATGTGACTGAGGGTAAAGAGTCGAACCGGGAGGTTGTGACCCTCCCCCACCGGGTGCGAGTCCCGGCAGTCACCCCATCTGTTGCCCGGTAGTTTAACTGGTAGAACGTCGGCCTGTTAAGCCGAACGGTGTGGGTTCGAATCCCACCTGTGCAGCCATCTTGGAGGCAAGATGAACGCCCATTGTCTGGGTCAAGCAGTATTTGCGGCGCTTTGTACGGTGGCCGCACTGGCAGCATTCGTCCTCGGTATAATATGGACTCTTGAACGGTGGCCCAAGGTCGGAACGGCCATCTACATCACGATACTCGTGGCCCTACTCACCTTTGTCTACTACCTCGACATCTGCAAATGAGAGTCTACATCAACATGCGGGACCTCTTGACATGGCCCCGCGCAATGGCTGACCACCTCGCAGCACGGGGGCACGAGGTTGTGTTCGTGGATAATGACAGTAGTTATCCACCGCTGTTGAGATATTACGCCTCGTGCCCCCATCGGGTGGTTTCACTAGGAGTAAACGTCGGAGCGAAGGGTCCGTGGCTAGCGCCCGGCATCGCGTTTGAGAGGGAGCCCTTCGTCATCACGGACCCTGACCTCGACATCAGCAGGGTGCCCGACGACTGGCCCGATGTACTCCAGCGTGGACTGGACACATGGAAGCAAAGCAAGTGTGGGTTCGGACTGGAGGACTGGCGAGTTCCGAAGGCCAACCCAGCATATGAACTCGACGAGTTTGGTGACAACGGTAACCCGAAGTACTGGAACAAGATAGCGGAGAGCAATGGGGTAGAGTACTTCAACTACCCAATCGACACCACCTTCGCACTGTATCTTCCCAACAGACGGTATCACATCAACGGAATAC